ACCCCGGTAGGTGAGCGGCACGTCTTCACCGGTATCGATGCTGGCCCGCTGGGTGATGCCGCGATACAGCCGGTCAATCCCGATCAGCTCGGCGGCCATGCCAATGAACGCGTTATCCGGGTCACCGAGCAGCACGAACCAGTCGCCGGGCTGGTGCAGGCCGGTGGCCCATTCGGTGCCTTTGTCGCCACGCACAAAGTCGTAAACCGTATAGCTGCCATCGGCCTGCAGGTCCGCATTCTGAAAGCGCACGATCTCCCACCGGCCATCCATGCCATAGGCGGCATAGTTGTAGCCGGCGAGCAGCTGATCTCGGGTGATGCTCTCCAGCGCGCCGCTGATCATGATGACGTTGAGCTGGCTCTGGTCGATCAGGTAGCCGTCGTGCTCAGCCAGGGCGCCGGGCGTAGAGCCAATCGTGCATTTGGCGGACCACGCCTGCAGGTCTACCCATGTCTGACCGTTGTCAGGCGAGCGGTACACCACCCCGCCCGGCCAGCCTCCGGTATACCCGGTGAGTGTGCCAACAAAGCCCGGCGCGTTCTGGACCGTCTCATCAACTACAGGGATGTCCAGCGGCACAAACAACGACGGCCCGGCCACGCCGATGGTGCCGGGCGGGATGTTGCCCTCCCCGCCTGACGCATTCGGGGTGTAGACAGCCGCAGCGTTGGGCTTGGCCTTGACCTCAATGCGCCCGTCTTGCGTGTACTCCAGCTCGCTGGCCAGCACCTCGTAGTCAGCATCCGGCGTTTGCACGGTGATAACGTCGCACGGCTCCAGGGCGAGGTATGTCGGCGGCAGCGTGAACGAAACGTCCGCGCGCTCCAGCCATGCGCGCGCCTGCAGTACCTCGGCGATGCCCGCGGCTTCATCCGCACCCAACACCAGGGCCAGTTCACTCTCAACCTCGTTGACCGCCTCGGTGTTGATGCGTGTGGCGGCCTGCTCGCCAATGTCGTATTCCCGGGCAGCGTCGAGGTACTTGACGACGGTTTTGGCCGGCAGCTGGCTGTCCATCTCGCGCGACTGCTTGAACACGTCGCTGGGCGTGTCGCTGGCGGTGGCCCCAAGGTCGGCATACGGCACAGTCAGCACGCTCGCTTGCCCGCGCGGTACCGCTTTGAGCTTGTATCCAGATGGGATAATGTCGAACTGGTAGGCAGCGGCCAGCGGCTCCAGCGCCGCGCGAACCGATCCGCCTGTCACGCGATAGCCCTTGACCTCCTGAGTGAGCGCGGTGACGTCTATATCGCCGGTAGACAGCAGGCCGGATAACTCGACCTCTTGCTCAATGACGTCCGATAGCAGCGAGTTGTCCGAGCTGGAGCGCTCGCTGATCTGATAGACGCCCACAGTCGTGATGCCAAAGCTAGGGGCATAGGTATGCACCGGGCCACGCGCGGTTGCCGCCGCGACTGAATCAACCAGTTCGGCAGTCGTACCCGAAACGTCGTAAACCCTGACTTCGTTCAGGTCGTGCACCAGCATGCGCCCGCCGTAGCAGGCGAACGGAGAAGCCTGAACACCAGCCGTGCCGGTGAACAGCACCTCGGACCACAGTATTGCCCCGGTCTCCGGGTTCAACTCGCCAACAATGCTGGTGCCAGTGCCGTGACGGATATATACCCGACCGGTCGCAGCGTCCTCTGCGATGAAGATCGAGGCGTAGTTGACCAGGCCCGGCACGGTTACCGGCACAAGCTCGGAGCCACGGACCATCAGAAAGCCGGTCACGGTCTGGAACCAGTACGATCCGCCGGCATAGCTCCAGATGGCATAGTCCCATGGTGTCGGAGCGGGAATCTCGCCGGCAAACTCCGGCACGTCGCCGCCGGTGATGTCGTTGACTGCGTCGTGAATGGCAAAGTCTGTTGTGCCGTTGATGGGCCGAGCCCGGTATGCGCCAATCGACGTAGTGCCAATCCTCACCAGTCTCGCAGTGCGGCTGCCAACCTTGATCAGCGCTCCGTCGTGGTTGTAGGTGTTGAAGAACATCCGGGCCTGGCAGTATTCGGTACCGCCAATCTCAACGAACTCTGTGGTCGCGTGAGTGGCGGTGATGAATACCGCGCTATCGGCGTAGACGGGCTGGCCGTCATACTCGCGGTCGTACATGTATGCCGGAGACTCAACATTGGCGGCTTTGACCAACTCAACACGAAACTGCGCGCCCTCCAGCGTGTTGCCGTAGTCGGTCAGCTCAAAGTCGCGGAACTCGATGTAGCACAAGCCACGGTGGCCGGTGGCGTTACCCACGCCCACGTCCGCCTCATAGCGTGCAGTCGGCAGCTGATCGTCTGAGCCGCTGTAGAAAGTCCAGTTGCGGCCAAACGCATTGCCGGCGATGACAGTTTCCAGATCATCGCTACGGGCGTCGTACAGATTTTTTTCGGAGCACCAGTTGCGGCTAATGCCAGCGACCGGACCCTCGCACAGGCCCAAGTGAAACGTGGCGAAGTAGGTGTATTCCTTGGTAGCGCTGCTGCTGCCGCCTTTGCCGCCGCTGCTGACCTTGCGCACCCGCTCGCGCAGCTTGTTGTTTTCCAGCCACAGCACGTTGCCGCTGACAACGATGGTGCTGTGCACACGCGGAATGTCGGCGCCGTAGGTGCTGGTCTGCACGCTCAGGTCAGACAGGCGCGGGCCGTCGTAGCTGATGCCCACGCCGCCGACCACAGCCCCAACGCCAGCGCCCAGGGCGGCCCCATAGAGGGCTCCAGCTGGACCACCGACGAAGAAGCCGATCGCACCGCCGACTACCGCGCCAATTGCGCTTTCTGTACTCATGCAGCGACCATCCTGTAGGCACCGGTTACCCGGGCGCGATTGAGTGCGTCGAGCCGGTGGCGAACCACGCGACCGGACTCTGACGTGCTGTGAATGATGTAGGGGTGTCCGCGCTCAAAGCCGGCGTGCAGGGCGATGTGCTGCGGGTCGCGCGACATGCGCATGATTAGCCAGTCACCGGGGCCGGCATTCGCAACGGCGATGCGCTGCAGCGATGGCTGGCTGTCCAGAATGCGTTCCAGCTGGCCGTCAAAGGGCGTGCGGGGGTAACCGCGCTCATCCTGATGCGGCAGGCCAAGGCGCTTGAAGCAGTGCACCAGCAGGCCGGCGCAGTCCATGCCCACGCCAGGCACACGGCCCTGATGCAAAAACGGGGTGCCCATACACTCCAGCGCAGCAGCAATAATGTCGTCTGGCGTCATGCTCCGCGCCCTCTTTGGGTGTACTGGGTTTTGCTGGGCACGTCGGGCTGGCCGCCGAAGTTGACCACGTTGTCGAACTTGTCGCGGCAGTCGCCACGGCGCTTGCGGCAGCCCGGAATGGCCTCATACTCATCGCCCACCTGGGCCTGGTACGGCAGGGCCTCATGCAGGGTGAACACGCCGCTGGCAAACACCTTGATCTGCGTCGGCTTGAGCCCGGCGTTGTTGCCGGTGGTAAAGCGAATCTCACCGTAGCCGAACCAGTCGTCAGCCTCTGCCCTGCCGCTGTCGGTGAACTGGTACTGGCTGGCCACCGCTGTCAGGGTGCCGGTCACCATGTGGTCGGCTAGCTGGGGGCCGTCCGGATTGTCGCGCGGCCCGGTGCAGCGGCTGCGATCGGTGGCAATCAGGCCGCCGCCCAGATGCTGATCGAAGAGGGTCCAAGGGCACGATGGGCTGTAGTTGCGGCCAACCTTCTGGCTTAACACGTCCGCCATGCTCATGAGCTGCACGCGGTACCGGTGGTCGGTGATGTCCACCTTGCCGAAGAACATCATGGACAGCGGCTCTTCATCTTCAACCGGTGCGGCCCAGCTGGTGGCAAACACGTACACCCGGGCGTTGTCATACGCGCCCACCTGCAGGTCATCCAGGGTGATCGCCCCTGCCTGCAGGATGCCGTCCAGGTCGATGCCGCTGCCCGACATATCAGAGGTAGCGGCCAGGCCGCTGAACTCGTAGCCACTGGTGGCCTGATACACCTCGCCATTGCTCATTTTCAGCGCCGTGGGGTAGCTGGTCAGCCTCACAACCGGCTGATCGCCCACGGGCTCGATCCGGGCGCAGTAAGTCCGCGTCCGGTAATCGGCAACATGTGATTTCATTGGGGTGCCTTATCAGGGGTCCAGCAGCTCGATCAGGCGCAGGCCTGCGACTTCTCGGTGGTCTTGGCTGAAGGCTTCGATTGAGAATCGAGAGTCAAATGCGCAAGGGATATCAAACTCGCAGCCACCGGTTACCACCTCCCCTGCAATGGGGTTGGTTTGCACGGTGCCGCCGCTGACGTAGGCACTGAATGCACTGGAGTTGATGTCCACCGTGATGGTGGTGGTTGTTCTGGCCGTGATCAGCGCGCGCAGCTCGTTGATCTGGGTCATACCCGACACATCGCTGATGACAACAGACTCGCCCACAGCAAAGGTGTTGGCTCCAACCGTCAGCACAGCCTGCGCTGCCTGGCTGATGCCGGTGATAGCGCGCGACTTGTTGGCAGCCATCTGCACCTGGCCGGTGGTGCTGTCGACGGAATACTGCGTGTCCGGCAGCTCCTGCCCGGCCACAGCGATAGCCCACTGGCCTTGCACCGGCTTAAACAGAGTGCGACGCGGACGGCCAATGCCTGGCAGGCCGGGTTTGCCGCGACCGTACTCCTTCACCAGCTGATACAGCCCGGCTCCAATCTCATCGAGGATGCAATCTGTTGCTGTATAGGCCGATATCCCGTCATTGGCGGTCGAAAAGTCATCATTACTTCTCACGCGAAACCCGGCATACCCGCCATAAGTCCTGTGGTAAAGGCTAGAGACCTCTTCAAATAGCTTGGTGCGCGCCTTGATGTAGCTGATGTCGAACTCGCGATAGGGCTTCCCGTTTACAAGCCACACATACCGCGCACCGCCCTGGGTTGTGCTTGGCACAAGCGCATAGCTGTCCTCTGCTGCAAATCCGATTCTGATGGCCGTATCTATGCGCTCTTCAAGAAATGCGCCCACTATTTGTACCTCCGAGACTTCTCAATCGCCCTGATCGCAGCTCGCTGCATGCTTGATTCAGCGCGGCGCGCCTCTCGCGAATCGGTAATACCCGGCATGCTGAAGTTGAAGTTGTTATGAGTGACAGAAGACTGCGAGCTGGAGGCGTCCGCATTGCTCACAACTTCGCCGCGTGAGTTCGGCAACATGTACTGCCTGCCGTTGGCAGCGTTGAAAACCTCCGCCGTTCTCGTTGATCCGATACATCGAGTTCGCGGCCACGGGTCCGCCGTACTGACGGCCGCCGCCCATTGAGACTGACGAGATATTTGCCGCGATCGTTGCCATGCTTGCAGCAGCGGTGCTAGCCGCGGCCAAGTTTGCAGGCCAGGGAAGCTTCCACGCGTTCGACAGGGCGTCCCCAAGAGCCAGCGCAGCATTCGCAGTACTGAATGCTTTGCTGACCACAAACATCGCCTTATAGGCCGCAGACTGCTCGCCATGAGCGGTCTTCATAATGTCCGCCATAGCGCCGAACCCCTGCTCAGCCGATGCAAGCAGCACTTGGGTCTTGGCTTGCTCGATCCGGGCCATGCGGTCAGCGTGCTGCTGAGCCATTTGCTCTTCAAGCGCGTAATACCCGCCGACCACCTCTATCTCAAGATCCTTTGCTTCCTGCAGTCGCTGCAGCTGGGCTGCGTAACGCTCACGCTCCGCCTCTGCCTCTGCCTCATATCGGGCGTACTGGCCGTCAAATGCGCCGCCGGATAGCGGCGAGACATTGCCCTTGATCGCCTCATTTGGGTCATCCCCGAACGCGCTCCGACGCCGGGCCAGCTCTTCCGCCGCTGTCTTTGCGTTATGCAGCTCTGCGGCCAGGCGCTTGACTTCGTCGATCTGTTCCGGGGTCGCGTACTGATTTAGCGAAAGCTCTGCTTGGCGTACCGCCAGCTCTTCCGACGACAGGGAAACCTGATAGATTTGCTCTCGCAAAGCTGCCAATGTGTCGGCGTTCTCCCGCTGCTTACCGGCCAGCTCTTCGGCAGTCCTTGCGGATTCGCGCATCTGCTGTTCCGCGCTCTCCTGCGCAGCTTCTGCCGCCTTTTGCGCTTCCTCGATGTTGTAGAGCTCTACCGCCAGGCGCTCAGCTTCCTCGCGCTCTTCCTTGGTAGCCTCTGCCCCCAGTCTCTGAATGGCCGCCAGCTTCGCACGAGCCACGCCCGCCAGTTGCGCCAAGTCGATTTGCTGCTGCATCGCCGCCAGCGCTTTTTGGCCCGCTTCGGTAGTAGTAGGCTCGTCTGACTCGCCGCCCCCCGTGCCGCCCGTGCTGCCGGTTTCGGCGGTGTAGCTGTTTAGCTCTTCGAGGCGCTTCCTGTAGATATCCATCTTTTCATTGATATCTTTAAGGGCTTTGACCTCGCCCCACCTGGCCTCGGTCAAAGCTTGCACTCTTTCAGCCTGGCTCATCATGGATGACCCACGGTCCGCACCGCGAACAAACCCCTCTTCTACTGCTTTGTTTTGAGCTTCTATCGCGCGCGTTGATGCGTCTATTTTCGCCTGGGCCTCTGCCGCCTGCTCAGCAAGAGAGGTAAGCAATCTGCCTGCGGCTCGTTTCTCCAGCTCACGCTCTGCCTCTATCAAGTCACCTACGGCGCGCGTTAGGTCAATTGTCGACTCTTCTGCTTTATCCGCCCTGCTGGCGAAGGTGTAAATTGCGCCTGCAGCGAGCAACGCCACCCCGGCAGGACCACCAAGCAGAGCCATCCCTCCCCGCAAACCGTTTACAGCAACCGATGCCGCGCTAGCAGTGCCCGCCATGGTCCGCTGAGCCGCTGCAAGCCTGGTAGTAGCTGCCGTGGCTTGATCCTGGGCGACAGCCAAGGCCCTTGCAGCCGCCGCGTTTGTCGACAAGCCAGTTGTTGCACGCGCTGAGGCTTGTGCGCTAATCAGGTTTTGCGCCGCGAGGGTGGCTGCGGACTGCGCCGCCGCAAGCTCTGCCGCCGCCTTCGCCCTTGCAGCAACAGTATTCTGATAAAGCGCTCCACCGCTGGCTAGCAGCGAAGAAACCAGCCTGCCGGCGACGACAGCGGCGGTAGACGTGGCGGCAAGCTGCAGGGCAGTAAGAAGGTTCTCAACGGACTCTGCGTCCTGCCCAAACTCGATCATGTAGTCAGCCGCCTTTATGATCGAATTCGTGAGCGTATCCAGCGCTCCGGTCTGCTCTTCCATGACAGATAGCACCGCGGCCAGCGCGTTTCTAGTGCGCACCCCAGCGTCAACCAGCGTGTTGGCCATCTTGCTTGCGGCTTCTGCGTTCTTGTCCAGAGACTGCCGCAGCCCCTCAGACAGGTCGCGCGCGGTCAGCTTGCCGGCCGCACCCAGGGCGCGCACTTCTGCCGCCGAGCGGCCGCTGGCTTCGGCGACATCATTGATCACGGTGGGAACGGCTGACATGATCGTTTCCCACTGATCGGCAGCCACTTTGCCGGTGTTCATGGACTTGCTGAAGGCGCTGATGGCCGCCTGCGCGCGGTCTGCCTGTGTCGCATTGGTCACAAACGAGTAGGACAGTGAGTCCTGCACATCCATCGCGGCGGCGGTTTCATACCCCATGGACCGAAGGGCGTCGGCGGTCCGAATGTAAAGCTCCTGCGCCTCGTCCAGGGCACGATAGGTACCGTTGGCGGTCTCCATTAGGCGCTTCTGCACCATTTCGTACTCTGCCGTGCTGCGCGTAGCCATCTGAACGCGCTCAGCCATCTCCTGATAGCGCTGCACCATGCCGGCCATCTCGCGCAGCGCCGTTGCTGCCAGCACCAACTTGATCGCAGAAGCAAGCCGCGTCATGCCGGTGCTGAGATTTGCAGCCTCCCTGTCGGTCTTCTTCATCTCTGCCGACATATTATTCATGGAATTGGAAACGTCGCGCTCAGCCGAGAGCAGTGCCGCTGTCCTTGCTTCCACCGTGTAGTAGATGGTTCCCATGTTTTGCGACATGTGCTTTTCTCCGGGCAATAAAAAACCCGCCGAAGCGGGTTTATCAATTAACTTTCTGTTTATCTCTGGCGAACGCTCAGTGACGGAACACCATCAGCGAACTGACAAATACCTGTGTGCTTAGTAACAACGCCTCCCGGGGCGGTTAGCTCAAAGCCCATGAAAACTCTGGAGGTCCCGCCAGGCCCCTGCTTGTCGCTTGCGGTTCCCGTTATCACAGAGACATCCACGGTATAGGCGCCAGAGAAACTTGATTCAATTCTGTCTTTGCACTCCATTACCTCTGAGGCGGATGCCCTTTCCCTGGCAACAACTTCATCTGGCTGAGAGCCCGCATACCAGGCATACCAGATCGCGGGAATACCAACAACGGCACCCAAAACCCATTCCATCTTACCGTAGCCAAGAAACTTTCCATCCCCATCAGGCTTTGCATCAGGCAGCGTCTTGACTGCGTGCCTAAATGCCTTTTCTTCCGCCTCTTTCGCCAAATGCCGTTCTGCGGCTTCTTTGGAGGCGAAGCCGTGATTTATCCCTGGCACATACCAAAGCCCGTACTTGCCTTGCTTGATATCCAACGCTCGCCCTCCCTGTAAAACCCAGAGAGTAGCACCAGACCAGCACCAAAACCCAGTCTGTGCCGGGTTTGGTGGGCTGGTTGAGGCTTAAGCCGGCAACTGGTTTCGGTTCACCACGTAATTCTGCGGCTCCTCAATGGTGCTGCCGAGGTTGTGCACCAATCCCCGAAACGCCTCGAACTTGTTCCGGTACGTTCGAAATTCCCACCAGGCTGCCTCTACTGCGTAGCCATTGCGGCTCAGCTCTGAAAGTATCATTTCGCAGAACGAAGTGCGTGGGCTGCTCAAATCTTCCAGCGTGACCTGAAGTGTCTCGTGGTTCGCGTTGAATGGCGTCAACATTCCAGGCCTGCGGCAAGTCAGCGCATCAAGCGGGTAGTGAATATTCAGCGGCGGCTTGGGTGCTGCCGGCTTCTCCTTGCCAAGCCATTCGCCTTCAATTGCGTAGGCGGCAATAAAGTTGCGCGCACTGTCCATCTGCTCTGCCGGGATATCCTGAGCCGATACCACGCTGAATGCCTTATGCACCTGTGACCAAACATGCTGCTTGACCCGCTTGCGTGCCGGTGCCGGCAGATGGCGAACCTTGCCATCCAGAACAGCGGCCAAGCAATGAAATCCATCAGTGCCAATGGTCTGGCCGATCAAGGTACACATGGTGTTGCGGCGGTCCTCGTAGCGCCCATGCTTGCGGATGGCCGGCAACACCTCTGCAGTGACCCATTTGCGGAACGCGTGAGGATTGCTCCCTTTCTTTACTGCATCACGGCTTCGCAATATCAAGGTGTAAAGCCCGGACTCGTTCACAATATTGGCGCTGCCTTGACGGCCTATGTTGAACATAGATCGTTCGTCATCATCCAGAGCCTGCACAGCCTGCGTGGTGTTGGACACATCCAGAACCCGGCACACGTCTGAAGCTACAAACCAGGGGTCTCCGTGAATGGTCACCGCGCGAACTGCGTGGCCACGGAAATCGAACGGGATGACATTTTGTGCTGCTGTGTTATTCTTGCTCATGAAATTGTTCTCCTCGAACGTTTCGTTATCAGAAGCCCCGGCGACTCTCACCTCGTCGGGGCTTTTTCTTTTCAGGCTACCGATTTCTTCTGCGCTTCCCGCCATTTCAGCCCCTCCTCAATTAACAGGCCGATCTCCGCGTTTTTGCTGCGGCGGTTGCGGTGCGCCTCGTCGTCTACGCGCTGCTTTACTTCTGGTGGCAACCTCAGTGGGTAAGGTGTTATCTGTCTCATGCCTATAAAACTCCTTTCTTCTAGGAGAATCCATTAGACATCCATCATAAGTGGATGTCAAACAGATTTATTGATGTCAGTAAGATTCTTGTGGATACTCCAGCCCAATGAAGAATTGAGTGGCAAAGCATGAGCGACAAACACCAAACCCCCTCCTATCCACTGCGAATATCAGCGGAACTGAGGTCTCGCCTTGAGGATTCCGCCAGGGAAAACAAGCGCTCCCTGAACGCCGAGATATCTGCTCGTCTTGAAGAGAGCTTCGATCCAGCCCCCGCTTCGCTTGATGACAGGATTCGCGTCAAGGGCTCCAATGGAGACCACGTACTCCCTCCGCTAAAACAGCTGCTCGACGCTGCAGGCCACCAGTACGAACGAATGGGCCTTGTCGGCAGGCAGCTGCAAGAGATACGCCGCAAGCTCGCCCAACTGCAGCTCGAACGGGAAAGCAATGCCCTTGAGATGCATGGTGCTCCCGAGCCACGCAAGGAAGAGCTGCGAAGCGCGCAGCTCCAGTTAACATCAGAAATCGCAGCCCTCTCTATGCAGGCTCACATGTACGAGTTCGAGATAAAGAGCGCTGGCGACGCCATGGGATTCAAGCTGGCGGATCAAATGCCCGACGCCTAAACCAACCACCCCACAACTCAGCCAAGGAGCGGCAATTCGTCAAGCCTTGCAATGAATTGCGCGCCCAATAAAAAACCGCCCGAAGGCGGTTTTGGTATTGTCTTACTTCGATGTTGCCAGCTCGTAGAACTTCTTCTTGCTGACGCCTGCCTGTTGACACATCCACTTGATCAGATCGCGGTGGAAAGGCGCTTTCGGCCTGTCAACAGTGACCTTCCTGAACGGGGCACTGGGGTCTTTTGGTACCCATTGCTCATGAGACGTGCCGTTGTGATCCCTTTTCTCAAATCCCAGCCTATCCAAGGCCTTCGCAACCTGGTGGTATTCAAGCGGGTGGTGCTTGAACCCCATCTATGCCGCGGCCCCGAACCCCGGAAAATCTGGAAAGTCGAACGTTTTGGCTGGCGAGCTAAAGCCAAACCGCAGGCTTGATCGCAGTCGAGCCAGCGAGTATCGCCAGCGCAATGACAGCGGGGCTTTGCGATTAAGGAGCTCGCGAGCATGTGCCGAGTCGATGGTCAAAGCCTCGACCACGTAGCTTTTGATCTGCTCGCCAAGATGTTCTTTCGCTTCCTCAAAGCTCTCGCCTTGAGCTGCGAGCGTAAACTGAGGGCACACGGCGATCCACAGGCCGTCCTTGCGCTCGGCATAGCATCGAACAATGAATTTATCTGACATAATTGGTCACCTCCTGCCTCCCTCGGTAGTCCTTGCCGAGGAGTCGAAAGCACGAAAAAAGGCCAACCTGTGCGCCAGATCAGCCTTTGTCATGCATTCAGCCGCCGATTTCTCGGCTTGTATTAAAGAGCGCTGGCGAGCCTTTCTCCCGATTGCACAGCATGCAATCAGATGGCCGCCTACTACTAAGATGCGCCATTAAACAGGAAATTCCAATTTCTATCTATATCCGTTAGCAATAAGTAACACGCCGACTATCAGGCGACAGGCTATTAAGCCACATCCAAACCCAGCGTCATCTGCAGCTGTTCACGCCAGTGCTCTACCTGACATTCAAGCCCTGGTTTCTTCCAGCGCCATGCGGCCAGCTCTTTTCCGCTCAGGCTTGCAACGTGGCGTGCATCGTCCAGCGCCTTGCAGGCGCGCTCGAACTGTTGGCGTTCGTTCAGTTCGCCGTGCAGCAGGGCGTCGATATGAAGGTCGCACCAGACGGCAAAGTCCGGCGAAAGCCATCGCGCAAACGATACCGCTAGTTTCGGGTGAAGCCATGTGCCGCCACCATTTGCGGTAGAACCACGACGAGTAACCACCAAGCCCTCGCAGTTACTCAATTCGGGGCGGAAACCGGATTTGCCGCCGGAAACCTTTTT